AGTGCCTGGAGCAGAGTCGAACAAGTCGTAAAATTCCCAGTAACGGTCAACTGCTGAACCTGCACCAATAGATGTAGATAAACCAGTACCTGTTGGAGCACCAATTTGTTCAATAGTTATTGAAGTTCCATCTGGAACTGCAGTCACACGATATTTTGTGGTATGACCTGCAAACGCAACAACGTCACGAACATTAATGCCTGAAGAGTCTGCAACTGTAACACCAGTTACTCCTCTTTCTGCAGCACTTGCAGTTGTTATTGCATCGTTGAAATATGCGTCAGATGAACCACAAACAGAAACTTTTAACGAGTTTCCTAATGCACCTGCATATTTTGCAGTCCATTGACCCAGTGTTGATGCACTTCTACCGTCTTTATGATTGTCTTCATAATCGTTTGTGTTTTTAATTAAAGATGTGGTTGCACCTGCAGAGTTTGCACTGAACAAACCTGTTGTATTAATACGAACTACTCTGAGGTTAGAACCATATTTTAGGAACGATTCTGCTGAATAAAAGTCCTCAGCCCCAGCATTCGTATTAGCAGGTGCACCAAATGTGTCCACCAATCCTTTAGAATCTGAAACTGTTACTACTTCATCAACAGGGCCCCAATTGAATGTACCTGCATACCCACCTGTTGTAGATGCGACTGCTGGTACAACATTTGTCAAGTCAATTTCTTTGACTTGTACGCCTGGTGATACTTGAAATGCCATACTTTTCTCCTGTCAATTTAGTAAAAAGTTTTGTTTTACTGTTTTATTTATAACATAATATATTTCAAGCACTACCCAACAACATGCCATGTGTCACCATCAGCATCTACGAAGGATTCTTGTGTATCATCTGCACCAAATATACCTGCAGGGAGCAGGTCTTCTGATATACCTTTTTGTTGCTCTGCATATAAAAGGTCTTTAACTTTGTCATTTGATAGATGACTAAAATAGTCGGTTGTAATAAACCAAGCAAATAATACACAATTCATAACCATATCATCATGATAACCTTTGTCTGCTTCAAACGATGTTCCTTTCGTCACAAAGGTCATAAATTCGGTAACTGTGTCACGGTCTCTTAATAGTAACCTATTTTCTTCCAGTAACTCTTTGACGGTAGAACAACCAATCCTTTTGATTTTCCTACTCATCGTTACCCCAATATCTTCTGCCTTGAGTTGTCCTTGTACGAATACATTAGGATACTCCAAGTCATAGTGAAGTTGTGTTGCTACCATAGAACCTTCTGCATTATTCTCAATAATAACAAGTGATTCGTTATATGGCATACAATATTTGTAAATGACATCAGGATATAACATAGGTGATATCATGTTGTCTCTGTACGTACAGACCTGTTTAAATGGTCTTTCTGAGATGTCAAAGGTTGTGAATGTTGAATAATCCATTCCCCGACCTTTTGCAACGTCTACTGTGGTTATATATGTATGTCCTTTTATTGGACGTTCATATACCCTAACACCATTCTTTTCCCAATATGGGTCTTCTGTAACAAACCCCAGTAAGGTGTTTGCATTAATAAGTGTATTACCAGTACCTAAGAATGAGTTTCCATATTCTTGGTCAAACTGTGCTTCTGAAGTATTGGCAATAGTCTGTCGTTTCCATTCCTCATCTCTGCCCGGCACATCGTACCAGTTGATGGTGAATGGTTTGTACTCTGACTTACCTCTCATTGCACCTTCATAAATCTTATGGAACATATTACCTACACCATTTGCAGTGGAGGTGATGATTACCTTAGATTTCTTACCTGAAGTTACAACTGGATATGTGGAAGTATAAAACTCTTCTGCATTTTCAACGAATGCAAACTCATCGAGGTATAGTAAATTGATTGACATACCACGAATAGAAGATGATGAAGTTGCCGCAGCAAGTATTTTAGAATCATTTGCAAACTCGATACTACCTTTGTTGAGTATCTTAACTCCAGGCTGTAAGAAGAATGGGACAGATTCCAACATCGTGATAATACGTGCAATCATTTCTCGTGCAGTTGCACCTTTGTTGGCAAGTACTGCAACATTCACTTCTGGGTGAAATAATGCATACCATAGTAAGAAAGCACAAGATGTGATGGACTTACCACACTGACGAGATGCAAGAACAACCGAAAAACGTTCTTTCTGGAAGTGTTCAATCATCTTATCTTGATAACCACGTAATTCGAATGGAACCATACCTTCATCGAGTGATATGATTTGAGTATACGTTTCTATAAAGTAACAAGGGTCTTCAGAACACTTAATATATTCATCAAGTTCTTCTTTGGTGTACTGGTGTTCGATACCAGCACGTTTGATGAGGTTGTTACCGAGGTACCCTTCATTTAGATTTGCAGTCATGACTAATCTTTATTCTTTTTCAAAAACTTCTGTAACTCTGAAGTTGAACCAACATACAAGTGGTTGTGTTGTGTTTTGACAGAGGACTTTTCGTCATCCTTCTCCAAGTCTTTCAACTTCTTTTGGAGGTCTATTAACTTTTCTGCTGTATCACTTACAGTTTTGATTAACTGACCTGCAACTTCATACGCACGAGGGTGTTCAGTCTCTTTAGATAACTGAATGATACCCTCTAATGCATCCTGTCCCCTCTCTACGAGACTATATAAGTTTTCTCGTGCATACTCATAGTCATTTTCTATATTCTCTGCACGGTCTTTAGAGATGACTGTAGGGACGTTCTTCGTCTCTTCTTCAATCTCTATAGATATATCCATAATCTCATTTAGTTGTTCATCAACTTTTTTATCACTCATTGTCACTCTCTGTATCTTCACTGAATGTGGATATCACACCCTCGTCATAAAATGAAACATTTTCCGAAACAACAAAAGTGTCATTTGGTTGAACGGACCCAACAAATTTAAGTGTGGTATTTGCATCAATTGTAATTGCACTTGACAATACAATCTGTTGTCTGTCTTCACTTATTGCCAGTATTGTGGGTGCATTACCACCTAAGTTGGTACCAAAGACTTCATCACCTATACTAATTCTACTATCAATTGCACTTCCAAATTCAACTGCAGCAACACCATTAACTTGGTTTGCAACTGCACTAAATGCAGGTTCATATGATTTAACTTCTTTAACAAGACCAGCACCGTTTATAGATGATGTTGTGAAAACATTTTGCCCATCTGATATATAGTCTCTTTCAATTACTTGTGTAATCATACCACCAGTGTTTACTGGTCCGAAGAAATAAAGTTTCATTGTGAATTCTAAAGTGTATTCTATCACACGTCTTTCATCAAATGAACCTTCGTATGTGTCACTCATTGTAACTGAGTTTAAGGATATTGGAACATCTCGTATATCTTGCATATCATCAACCATTTTCATTGTAACTGTGTATTCTGGTTGGAAATATGGAAGGATTTGTTCAACAATCTGTAATGCATCATTTGCATTTTTTGCCATTATAGACAAACTGAAGTCAAGGTTATATGGTGCAGGTGCATACTGATATGAACGTTTAGTTTTATCATCAGTATTTGCAGTTGCTTTGACTGTTCTTATCATTTTGTTTTGTTGTCTGGATGCATCATAAGATATACCAGAAATTTCAAATGACATTCGAGGTAATGATATTGCAGAAATGTTTCCATCTCTTTCTTTCAAATCCTGTTCGATACGTGCCAAGAACTTCTGTTTTGGTCCATAGGAAATAGGTACTTTCTGTTGACCAAGTGTTGTTCCATCAGATTTTATGTCCTTGATGGTGATGTTATTGAATAGAGTACCAAAGATTGATACTGCACGTTTAAAAGTCTGATTGTAAAAATAATTACCAAACATTAGTTCACCTCACCGAGTGGATTGATTTCACTGAAGTCTAAGAAGTTACCGTTGTTTAACTCAAAGTCATCGTTCTGTGCATTCCCATCATCAAAATCTAAACTATCCGATACCGATTCAACTAACCTAAGAACACCAGATTCTTCACCAAATAGAGCGTCACCGACTCTGAGTTCTTTGGACAATGAACGTATTGATAATACTCTGGATAGACCATCCCAACCAATTACTTCACCAACAACTTCGTTATCGAGTTGTATATTTTCACCAGCAGTATAGTTCTCATCACCCACTGACATTGTAAAGTCGTTTGCAAAAGACATATCTGCTTCAATATTATCTGCAGCAGTGTCTGTCTCAAAGTCTTCATTACTATATTCAAACAGAGTACAACGCATTTTGAATACAAACAATTTACCTACTTGATAGAATGGGTTACTATCTTCGACATATCTAATCTCAAACATTGAACCTGATAGTGGGAAGAAAATCACATCACCTTCATTTGGTCTCAATGATGTTACTAAGTTACTGTCTGTTGAAATGAATCGTTCCCAAGAACGGAGTGATATGACAAACGTTGCTTCTTCTTCGACGTATACACCAAACTTGGACATTAAGTCACCCTGTTCAGCAATACCATCAGTATTCTCTAAGTACATTTCAACCGAATATGCATCATCAAAACTCGATTGAACGTCTTCGTTCAGGATGTCGTCTTTTTCTACTACGTTCCTTGGAAGGTAGTAGACTTCGTGACCATACATACGTAATGACTCAACAACCAAATCTTCATATAGATTCTGTTCTGTCTTCACTGCATGGTTGAAAAATACATTAGTTGGCATGTTTTACCCCATTAAATCTATGATAGGCATTTCGTAGTTACTTCTAGACTCTTCTTCTAGTCTACGTATTTCTTCCTGTGCTTCATCTTTCATCTGTTGTGCATCGAGTGTAACACCACCTGGCAGTGCAATTCCTGAGAATTTAGATAAGTTCTCACCCCACTGATACTTAGTCAACGCAGTTGCATAACGTTTCAACCACAAGTCATCGTAGATGTCTGTGAAGTCTGTTGGGTCAATCTTACGGAAACACTCAATAAGTAGGTAACTATTCGAATCAACAGATTCCCAATCAACATCAATATAAAGACGGTTTTGGTGTGCACTGTAACGAATAGGTGGTCTACCAGTCAGAACCTCATCCAACATAGATAGTTGTTGTTGCACCATTGAGTAATACAACACATTTGTTGAAGATAAGTCATAAATGTCATTTAACCGTAACTGATACCTTACATCAAACATGTTTACACTTGATGCACTATCGTTGTATGGGAAAACTTTGTTTACAGATAGTACAGATTCTGGTAAGACAACATAGTTGTTTTGTTCTTTGAATTGGTCATCTGCATAATCATGAGTCCCTGCAGAAGATTCTGTTTCCGTTGTATCACCTCTCATTAAACTCTTACGTGCAGAACTTAATTGAAACTTCAGATAAGTTCTTATAGAACCATCATAGTGATACTCGTGGAAGTATTGTAGTGCTTCGTCTATTCTGTCGTCAATTTGGTCATCATCAACGTTGACTTCTAGTACAGGTGCACCGAGTTTGCGTTTAATGTACTCTTTGAGTGATGCTTTTGAATTTGGTTTTGCCATTATAGGATTCTCCGTTTGATACTTCTATTTATGCTTTTTGAAAAACAGAGGTTTTATCATACATTAGGATGATTTTGTATATAAATATACTATATAAAAAACAAACCATCGGGAACCTACAATGGGTAATGAACAACTTCAAGATGCACGACTACATAGGATAGAAGATAAAATTGATAAACTCTCGGATGCTATGATATCACTGGCACGAACCGAAGAGAAGATTCTCGCAATGGAAGATAACAACAGAGCATATTATGATAGGTTGAATAGACATTCAGAGAAACTTGATGACCTTGATGATAGAATAAGTGACAACGAACGTGTAGTTGGTATCATAAATAAGTTAGTAATGGCAGGTGCTATTGCAGTTATTGGTACTCTAGTTAAAATTTGGTTAATGTGATGATAAAATGGATAAAGAGTTTCTTTCAGAAAGAAATTGAATTGACAGTATGGTTTCATGCAGAAACCGTTATCAGTGGTGATGGTATGAAAACTATCACCAGAAGTAAAAAAATCTTCAGACTAAGACGTATAATCAAGTCAACCCCGACACACATCATAGCAGAAGATTTAGATAAAAAACAGTTTGAAATTAAAACTGTTGAACCTTTCGATTACTTAGTTCGAGTCATTAGATAGGATTGGATTCCCGTCCTTTCCTATATCAAAACAAAACTCATCTGGATTATAGTCTGGTATATTACCATTTCTATCCCCATTCCCAAGATACTGTAAGTTGATATTAAACGCAACACTGTATCGTTCCTTTTCGGTATAATTGGGAGAAACCATATGCATAGCACCACTTGGGAACAATAACAATTGACCACTTCTGGGTGCATGATTATGACTACACGCATTCCTTGGTGAGTAAGGGAAGTCCGAAACAACCTTTGCATCTGTGTCTATAAACTCAATATCACCCTCATCACCATCTGCTGCAATATAGAATGCACCAGAAAACCAACACCCATTGTGTAAGTGTGGTCTGTTCCATGCACCAAAACCATTGATGTTTGCCCAACAGTTACCCATTGTCATTTGACATACACCCATATCAATACCATGATACGGGAAAACTTCTTCATCAAATACTGCCTTAATCTTTCTCATTAATGGTGCAAAGACATGGTTAGTCTCAACACTATCATTTGATTGCCAACCAGTATATGCATTTGAGACTCGACGACCTTGTGGGTCTTTCTGTCTCATTCTATCCATTTCTTGTCGAAGTTGTTCGAGGTATTCTGGTGTCACTCCTTGTCTATCCGACCATTTAGGGTCCAACATATCCCTTTCAAATACTGTTAATGGGAATAATAATCTTACACTCATTCTAGTGGTAACTCCATTTGTCTGTCATCATCTTCTTCCTTTCTATGGAAGGGGCATTCTGGTGGTGGATTCTCTTGTTTAAAGAACCTACCTTTCTCGTGCCAGTATCCTTCAGTACGATAGGGACCGAACTTAGCACCATTAGTTTGACTGTCTGGTTTTCTATTCTGTTCAGGCATACTCATTTGTATTCCATCTTTCTGCCACTCTTTCAAACCAATTTTTTCAATTTCTTCTTCAGTGAAATCAACCTTTTCTTTAGTGTGTTGTGATTGATTCTTGAAGAATGTCTCATGTTTGTACAATTGATATGATGCAGTCCACTCTTCACGTTTGTAGGGTAGAATCTGTACTATCGGTGTACCTTTCTTTATTGTGAAATCTTTACGAGACTTTGCATATAAGATACATTGTGTAGTATCTGTGTTTGTGGTAAATGTATCTGCATCGATTATACCTTGCCAAACACCAAAGTTTCTGTTTTGGAATAAGAAAGGGTCGAGGTATATTGCAGAATAACCAGCAGGTAATGTGATGTTCCACCCAAGTCTTAACTTGAATGCATCTTTGACAGGACCACCATCATCGAAATATGCAAATGAGTGTTCAAACTGCATACTGGGGTGACTCGGAGATGCTGTTGCAAAATCATCACCTTCGACGTAACATTCCATACCTTCTGTATCATCATGTCCAGTAACAAATCTAACATTAATATCACGATTTGCTAAGATATAATAACCCGACTTCAACCAATCATCCATCGCAGGACAAGAACGTAATGTTTGTGTTCTTGTTCCACGGACATGTTGGTGTGTTTTCATCTGTTTCCACCATTCAGGTTGGACTGATTTTGCTAAAACAGGTTTGAAATACTTTGCATTGTCTGTATTAAACGTACTAAATTCTATCTGAGGCATCAAAAAACTCTTCATTATCAACTAAACGTACTTCATCACCTCTCAAAACAATGGACTTTCTATCTGCCCATTTGGAAAGGGGATGTGGTGCATTTGCACCATGAGGTATTCTACCATCGAACATAAGTAGACGATTTGGTTTAAACTCAACCGAACCAATCATATGTTGTTCTTTGAATTCCTCAGTACCTATTTCACCGTGTACCATTGTGTCATAGAAACATAAGTCTCCACCCCACATTGGATTCCACCATTTGTTTGTGTAGTAAAGGAAAGATAATCCAAAATCATCATCTTTTTGACAATCTGCATGGCAAGTTCCATGTTGACCAGTGGTTTGTGAATTAGTTCCCATATATTGGAATCTTTCCCACATAAACCCAAAATCTTTTTGAACTTTACGATTAAACCACTTTGGCATCTGTGCCCATCTGGGTGGACATTCATCGGATACTCGTTGGTCTACACCTTGGAGAAACGATGCACCCCATAGTTCGTGGTAAGGTAGTCCCGTTTTTGAATTATGATTTTGAACACGGTTTCCTTTATTCCAAATGGGTGCAATTGTAATTTCAGAATCTACCCAATGGTGGAGTTCACTACCAAGATAATTGTCAATGACATATACCTTATCCAAAGGCATATGTTCCATTTCCAACTTGAAAGGTTCGTCAATAAAGACGATTTCCAAAGGTTTCATATCTAATACCGTGAGTCATCAGCAGGATTAGCAAGTGGTATTTGTGATAGGTAACTCTCGTAGTCTCTAAGGTGGTCTTCACGTGTCATTTTGATTTCTTGAACAACTTGTTCAAATACACAATAAACTGCATCTGTATACTCTAGAACACGTCTTGCATCAGAACGATTTGGGTGATTTGAACCTTCACGACCCGCATAAACAGTTTCCATGAAGTTATCAAATCCATAGTTATTTGCCGACTCATCTCGTTTCTGGTTACAATAGTCACATAGACGGTCTACAAATTGTTGTTGAAGTGTGTGACCCATTGGTGGTTCGGAGTTTAAGATATAAGTTTCAACTGCATCTTTCTCTTCATCACTAAGAGGTTCTTTGTCCTGTTCCTCGAATGATATTTCATCTTGCCATTTGACAATTTTAACTTCAATGTCTTCGTAAATCAGTACGTCATATTCAAAACCAAGTTCTGGTTTGTCACAGTTATTGAAAGAATACTCTAATCCATTTTCTTTACGGACTTTGAGTGTACCTTCCCAATCATATATTAACCCATTCATGTATTTTTCCTCACTTGTTATACATATTATATAATAACAGACATATCAATCAATGTCAACTGTTTTATTTAGTGATTGATTTTTGACTTCACATTTTCATAAACATCCAACAAGTCTATATTGGATGTGTCCATTCCCTCAATCCAAGGTCCACCTCTTGTGAAATGAACTGCAGTATGGTTCCACTTCTCATCTGGGTCATCATATCCCTCTGTGAATATGTACTTTTCTGGTATCTTTCCGATACTATCAGTCCACTCGAACTGGTGTAAAAACTTACCACTCTCCGTATTGACAACTTCTGGTGTTAGTTTCTTACAATCTGGATGTGAATTATTGAAGAACATTAAACTAGACCAAAGTTTCTTATCATAACTGACATTCTTTTCACCATTGAACTTGGATTCTTCTGGTTCGAAGTCACCATATTGGACACATGTGACTGCATCAGATGGGTCCACATAATAGAACATTGGAAGTGGACTCTTAGTGAATATAAAGTCATCATCAACAAACATACTAAAACCTTCATAGTTCTCAAGATATGGTATTAAGAAACGACTGTATGTAAACTCTGTTGATTGGTTTGCGTATTCACGAGTATACTCAGGTATCTTTGATATATCCAAAAACTTTATTTTGGGTAAAAGTTCTTCAGTTATGTTCGTCCAAGGTTCACCCTTAATCCACTTTAACATGTTCTCAGTTATGGATTTTTCACATACTTTACTAATATCACGATGTCTTGAATCATACCCAATGTATATCGTCAATGGTTTGCCTTTGGCATTTTCATGAATGTTCTTGTTGAATGTACAAACCTTTTTTCTAAACGATAAATCAGCAATAGAACAGGAAAACTCAACCACACCACCTTGTATCATGATTGACATGTGTTTACCTTGTCCCTGTCTTTGTAATGCTTTATTGAACAAAGAGAGTACTTCATCTGGTGTGAGTATTTTACCAATACCCATATCAGACTTATCCCACAATAGTAGTGTTAAATCAGGGTCATCCAATTCTTCAAACAATGGACTTCTTACAGAGCCTGGATGTATAGACATTCTATAACTACCTTCACCCTCAAGTTTTCCTTGGACTGGTGCCCATAGACCCTCAGATTGAATACTATCCATCAACCAATGTGCCTTTGCTGAATGATAGTATACTGAGGAAATCATCCTCTCATCAGTTTCATCGATTTCCGATGAAAACTTTTCCTTTATCTCTTCAGGGAGAACTCTTTTGAATTTTGTATAATCGTAATCTCTCCACATGATTGACATATCACCAGAACGTGGTGTATTTGATGGTGCTGCATACATGTATGGTAAGTAAGAAACGTATGTGGATGATTGACTTTGCAGTCCACCCCATGAAGATATCTTCTTCTTTTTTCTCAGTTCTTCCAATTCACCCCATTTAATGAGTCTCAGTGGTGGTAAACGGTTTTCCATTAACCACACTAAGGACTGATAACCAAGGTCTGTTTCTTTGTCAACTCTTCCGATGTTTGTTATACTGCCACAGTGGAGTGCATCACTCCTTCCTGCTCCAAATCCTTCTTCGTAATATTTCTTAACGTCTTCTAATGTTTTGCAATTTTTGATTGACATAATTTCTCACAGGTTCATAACGAGAATGGATTGGTTATTTCCAATCCACCCCTTTAGGTACATAATCTCCAATCTTAGAACGAATGGATTTATCAAGTTTATCTACAGGTGTTGGTGGTTTGCCTTTACGTTTAACGTAGAAGTAGTTCGCATCT